GTACGATCTGACGATAATGAAAGTATCGCTAACCAACTTAAAAAATCTGCTACTCAATAACGTTGCAGAGATAAAATTCTCTAGAAGAAGGATAAAATTTGGTGCATCGACGACGCGTCGGATGTTATGTACAAACTCTCTTACTCTTCTTAATAGTACAGAGGGCAGAATAGCACTAAACTACAGACGCGCGATTACTGCTCCACAATTTGACCCTGCAACAAAAAATTTACTCATTACATGGGATATTTTTATGCAAGATTATAGATGTGTAAACATGGCTGCCTGCGAACTGATTCAAGTAATACCTGCAAATCAGCAATTTTGGAAATTTTTTAATGAAAAACTCGCTTTGCTTTCTGCACAGCAAAAGATAAATTTTATGAACTCATGACGTCACCAGAAGAAATAGAGGACCTTATAAAGCCATTACTGCTTACGCATGTTGAATTTTTACTTGAGAATAAAAAAATTAAAAGCGGTAAATTTATATTATTCTCTGTTCGTGATTTCTTTTGCATTTTTACATTTTTTGATACACATAAAAATAAAAAAATGATATACGAGATACCTTATCCTTTTAAGGTATCAAAGGTAGAGAAAGGTATTGTTTTCGATTATACAGTAAATACTTTTTGTGAAAAAAACCTCGACATAAGCCCTCGTGTTGTAAAGTTTATCAGCAAAAAACCATCTAAACTTTTTAATAAAAAGTTGTTTGTAATAGCGCAATAGTCAGCTATAATTGCTTTGTGCAAATACCAAAGTTAACAACAGTCTTTCCGAAAGAATATACACCGACAAAAAAACAAATATCTCTTCTTGATAAGATAGAAGACGGTCTCAGTAGAAATAAATTTGTTATTTGCAGTGCCCCTACAGGATCAGGAAAGAGTCTTATAGCACGAACGCTTGCGGGTATCTCTTCTGACGCTTCACAAGAGAAACGTAGACTTATCAATTCATACGAAGCTTTCAAGCAGGACTTCACAGGTAACTATACTAACAGTGAAGAATGCAGGGATGAACCACCTTCCGGTGCGTTCGCATTAACAATCACCAAGACGTTACAGGATCAATATAGCGGTCTTTTTAAGGGGAGTGATATATTAAAAGGTAAATCAAACTATAGCTGCAATCTTGATGATAATTATAATGTTGATTTTGCACCTTGTACATTTGTATCGAAATTAAAGGAGACGTGCTGGGATAAGGGAACATGCTCGTACTATACAGCAAGAAATGAGGCTCTTTTATCAAAGTTTGCAGTTTTAAATTATAAAATGTTTCTTGCACTACCGGAGCATGTAAAACGTAAGAATGTTATAATATGTGATGAAGCGTCTGAACTTGAGGAAGAATTGGTACGTCAATTTTCTGCAGAGATAGATTACGAACGCTTGAAGCAATCTGACATTAACATTAAGATGTTAGTGAGTGACAATCATACACGCGCTCGTGCGTGGCTGTACGAATTAATCGAAAAAGTAACAACAGCGATTGAGAGTATAACGCAGATTGGATCGAAAAAACTTGAGATGTTATCGAAAGGTGATATCGCTAAATTTCAATATTTAAAAAATCTACATAACTCTTTAACAACCACTGATAGTATGTGGATGGAGTGTGAGTATATAATTGACGTAAGCGCTACACGCGTAACCTTCACACCACTACACGCACATACACTTGCAAAATACATATTTGATCATGCTGATAAGGTTATTCTTATGTCTGCGACAATAATTGATCATGTACACTTTGCAAAATCACTCGGTATTACTGAATATAGTTATGTGGAGTGTGAGAGTGATTTTGAACCTTCAAAATCACCAATATATGTATCTTCGACAAATAAAATTAATTATAAGACATTAAAGACGGTACTGCCAAAAATATGCAGTCAAATTGAGCAAATAGTTAGTCATCATAAAAGTGAAAAAGGTGTGATTCATACACATACACAGGAAATAGCAAATATCATACAGGATAAAGTAGGTAAAAATAAGCGATACCTTTTCAGAGATGCAACATCTACAAACGAAAATATTCTTAAGGAACACTGTGAAACAAGCGACCCCACAGTACTTGTTTCACCCTCTCTGGTTTACGGCGTTGACTTGAAGGATGAACTCGCTCGCTTTCAAATTATAGTAAAATTACCGTTCCTACCGTTATCATCAAAACGCATCAAACGGCTTTTTGATACAGATAAAGAGTGGTATGAGAATAAAATGCTTAGTGCAACAGTACAGGCTGCTGGCAGGGCTACACGCAATAAGGATGATTATTCCATTACATATATACTCGATAGTAATTTCATTAACGTTGTAAAGAGAGCGAGAGCTAAATTACCTAAGCACTTTATAGATAGGATACAGTAATAAATAATTACTGTGATAAGTCAGACATACCACTTTGAGATAAAAGATGTACTAACACAATTTATTGCAGCATTTGACGATATTGTAATAAAGCGTTTTAATAAGAGTAGAGTACCAGAAGCTAATATTCAGGTACGATATGTTTACTCGCCAAAGCAACGTGTGTTATTTGACATAGTAAACAGAGCACAAAACATAACTATTCCTGTTGTGGCCGTGTCAATTAATAGTGTACAGCGTGATGAGAGCCGTGTGTTCAATAAAATAGAAGGCTTTTATTATACACACGGTGAAATCGATAAAGATCATTTACGTAATTCAATTCATTACAGAACACCAGTTCCTGTCAACATCAACATATCTATGTCGATAGTAACGAGGTTTCAATCTGATATGGATCAAATATTATCTAATTTTATACCGTATAATAATCCTTATATAATAATTTCATGGAAAACACCCGATACTGTTGTCAGCACTGGATTTAAAGTACCACAAGAGATACGAAGTGAAGTCTTATGGGATGGTACAATGAATCTTACATACCCGACAGATATTAATGCTTCTGAAAAATATAAAGTGATAGGTGATACTAACTTTACCATAAAAGCATGGCTATTTGCAGCACCTATTGATCCTATTGGCAATATCTTTTATATTGACAGTAATTTTCACAATTCTCGCAATGTTACACTATATGAAGATTTGAGCGGTGAGACATTTACGTACCCTCTTACAAGCGTTCTTGTTAATGACAAGGACATAGTTACTGTTAATGGTTACCCGCAAGTTACACGCATTGTAGATCAAGAATTATAATTATGAGTTACGAAAAAGTAATACCAATTTACGGCCCTGCTCAATCTATAACTATCACTAATTTAGGTTATAATTATGATTGGCTACAAAATGTCTTCTTAAGCTCGTATAGTGTAGGTCTTCCATCACTAACAGCCATTGATAGACATACCGGTCTTAGACGTGTATCAGCTATATGTCCACCGTTTGAAGGCTTCCTTGTACCTACATCAGCGTATAAAGTTATAGACAGAAATAATTTTTATCTCAACCTTAGCTCTTTTCAGTTTGATGATAGCGGTTATATAGATGTAATATTTGAAAACGTTGCAGGCTACACAAAACTTACTGACATAGATCATATTTTACTGTTTGATACACCAGCATACCTTGCAGTTGCGCCACTTGCACCTGATACACCTATTATTTTTACACCAGCACCTACAACGGATACAGATGGTGATGGCTATACGGATAGTGATGAAACAATAGCAGGCACCGATCCTAATGATTCAAATAGTTTCCCTGATTCATTATTTAATGTTTTTAATAATATATGAAATTACAATCAAATAATACAGGCACCTTTACTAAACAAGACTCAGTGTCATTTGATCCCTCTCTTTGGGCAGCAACAAACGGTATAATTGATTGGTCGGATTATCCTGATTATGCTCCATATTCTGAAGCAGATGTTTTTCATACTCAATTAACACATACACCAGCAGGGGCAAGTGACATTGGGTGGACGGTAAGAATTGGAAAGGGTGGGCAAATGTATTATATAGACATTGATGGTGTCGGTCAAATTACACCACCACAAAGAGTATTTTCTGCATGGAATGATGATTGTATGACAAATCATGTTTGGGGCGGACCAGCTAACACGGATCCAGAAATGATAGCAACTAGTTCAGTATTTCCAAGAGGTACAGACACGTACGAATGGACTTTCATACACGGTTCAGGGATGTATTCAAAACCACACATGGACCCTATTAATAATAAACCATTTTATAATCCTCTTTTGGTTGATGGATTTAATCAAAATGATAGAAGTTATACTGTTGTAAATTTTGGTGTAGTCACAAAGCCAAATATTAATAGGTCAGATGTTCTTTTTTATCACAGATATAGAGATATCGGTAACGGGGTTCTGGAAATGACATATTATTGTTACAATTTCGGACAAAGAACATTCGAGCTCGCCCAAACCCCATGGTGGCCTGTTAGACCTTCAGTATTTCCAAATAGAGTGCATGGTGTTAAGGGAACTTCCTCATATATTAATGCGACTACTCTCAATACGGGATCAAGCATTCCTGGTAACGTTGGTTGGTTAGCTCATACAGTTAATGCAAATGATCCAGATTCTATTACTTCTGCATTTGTTTTGGGATCAAATTTTAAAGCAGGAGGTATAACTTTTGGTGTTGTGAGGGAGGGGGAAAGGGATATGGCATTAACAGCTGCATTAAAATTTAGGATCGACCTAACACCAGGCACAGGTGTTAGATATAGAAGATATGCTGTTTTCGGTAAATTAAAAAATGTTGCAGATATTTGCGCAAAATTAGATTCATACCCATTTTTTCAAAAAATAGAATTCTCTACAAATTATTCTGGAAAAATGCCATTGTACGCAACAACACTTGGTGGCCAAAATATACTAACAACTAATCCAACAGGAAGTCCTATCGCATACACACATCCAATTCCAGTAAAAGATTCATTACCTTTATTATTAATGAAAAATAATGATACTGGAAATTATTTTCTTTCGACAGATCCTTGTGCTGCTTGCGGAAAGAAACCATTCATAAATCCATACCCTGTTGGGCATGCTAAATACAGCAATTATCAAAATAAACACATTTATCAAGTATATGATGGTAAAACTGAATGGGTTTCTTTATTAGGGTATGTACGAATTATACCTAACACCGGTATTCCCACCGGATACAGACCTCTGTCAGAAGTACTTAACGGTATAACTTTTATTGCAGGTGAAAAACTAAACACCACGCAACTATTAGTAATGTAGTCCTTGTTTAGTTATGACACGAATATAAATACTCCTATGGCTGATCAGACAGACCCTAATAGAGAGAGTACTTTTGGACGAGATTTAGTAAGTTATATTTCCTCTAAACTACCGTACCAGTCATTGACGGTTGCGGATAAAATTGAACAACTTAACCCGAAATATGATTTATTTTACAACAAGGGTACACAGCGTCAAGAAGCGCTTTTAAGACAATCGATTGCATCATCAATTGCCGTTACTGATGATGCATATGCAAGTATTTTACAAAATAAAGATTACCATAACTTTATGTATGCCAATATCCAACCGGATAAAGGTAGACGGCTTATGGATTATCGCGTCATGGCGGCATTTTCAGAGGTTGCTGACGCTCTCGATGAAATATGTGATGAGTATATAAACAAAGATGAAAATGGTGAAATTATAACACTGCGATTTGTTGATACAGATATATCAGAAGAACAAAAAAATAAAGTAAGAAAAGAATTTAAAAAATACATAGGTTATTTTGACCTTGAAAATAAAGGCTGGGAATATATCCGTCAACTGCTAGTTGATGCTGAGATATATTTTGAGCATATTATACATAAAAAATACCCTAAAGAAGGTATCCTTGGTATTGTGATGATACCGTCAGATATTATTGATCCAATTTTTGAAAATGTTCAGAATATGGTCGCAAAAGGATATCTTCTTCGTAAGCCAATTTTTGATTCTAAAAACCCTGGTAAGGTAGCAAAAACCGAACTCATACCACTTGACATTAATCAAGTTACATATATCAATTCAGGTATTTGGAATGAAACAAAAACACTACGACTTCCGTTTATCGAGAACGCTCGTCGTGCTTATAGACAATTAAGCTTGATAGAAGATTCAATCGTAATTTATAGACTTGTTAGAGCACCAGAGAGACTTGTTTTTAACGTTGATGTAGGTAATATGCCTCCAGCAAAAGCAGAAGCATATTTACGTAAATTAATGTCAAATTACTGGTCAAAGCGTACTTATGATGCTAATCAAGGTGCCTCTGTTCAAAAATTTAATCCACAATCTATGTTGGATAGTTTCTGGTTTGCAAAGAGAGCAGGATCTGAAGGAACTAGTGTTGTACAGCTTGCCGGTGGCTCAAATTTAGGTGAATTAACAGATTTGATGTATTTTGTTAAAAAATTATACAAGTCACTTAAAGTGCCTGCTTCAAGATTAAACCCAGAAGAGCAGTTTAAGGATGGTCTCGATATATTACGTGAAGAGTTAAAGTTTGCACGTTTTATTATGAGACAACAACAACACTTCTCAGAAGGGTTGAAGAATGGGTTTGTAACTCATTTAAAACTTAGAGGCTTATGGGAAGAGTTAAACCTGTCTGAAACGGAAATAAATCTACGTTTCAATCCCCCATCAAACTTTTATGAGTTACGTGAAAATCAAAAACTTCAACTTAAAGCTGAAAATTTTAATGCTATAACACAAAGCGATTTTGTATCAAAAACATATGCTCAAAAACGATATCTCGGGTGGTCTGATTCTGATGTAATGGCAAATAGAGAATTCTTAAGAAAAGATCGTGAACTAATGTGGGAGCTTGATCAGATATCAAATGGTGGTCCGAACTGGTCAGAGATGGATACTATGGCTCAAGGTGAGGCACCAGAAGCAGGCGGTGGTGGTACCCCGTCTGGTACCCCGCCAGCCTTCGGTCCTGCTCCTACCGGTGCTGAAACACCACCGGCAGAAACAGCTCCGGGCGCTGAAGCACCACCCCCAGCAGGCGGAGGCGCGGTACCTCCACCCGCATAATAAATAAATAGTATGGATTGCTCCACAATCACACCTATTACTGCCTTCCAGAGCACAAATTTAAGCTCAAAAATTGACTCTTTTACACGACTCGGTACACGCATATCACGTACACTCGGTGCACCGATGATAAACGTTGAGATACACCATGATCAACTTTTCGAGAATATATCTATTGCCTGTGAGTTATTCACTAAATATGCAGGTTATACTGAAGAGTATATAGTATTTGACTCAGATTTATATCTTGACGGTAAAGGTGTAAAACTAGATGAATTATTCAGCATTACACCGTACTTCAATAAAGTCATTAAACCATCACTTACTGTTTATACTGCTACTTCAGCAATACCTGCTTCTTATTTTAGTACTTCCAATACGCTCTCAAGTATATATGTGGATGGTATATTTCCGAATCAAATTCTCACAACGAGTGATTATTTAAGTGTTATTAACTTTAATAGTGCTGTAGCGGATACATTTAAGCCGTCTGAGAATTCACAACAAACTTTTTCAAATAGTTTTGATTATGATACAATGGATTACAGAAAAGTAATTGATATAATTGACTTTGAGGAAGGTACTAGTACCGGTATTAACACATTATTTACAATTGAACAAACCTTAGCACAACAAACATATTTTAGTTATGCGATGGGCAATTACGGGTTTGATCTTATTAGTTGGTATATTCTAAAAGATTGGATAGAATCGAGAGAGAAATTATTAGCAACAAAGAGACACCTTACCTTCGATTCGCGTACACAATATATGGTAATGTATCCACCGCCGCGTACACCCAGCTCAGGCAGTAGATTTTATGGTGTAGTCGCATGTCATGTCGAGCGCCCGTTGCGTGATATAATAAAGGAGCCGTGGATATATCAATACGCTCTTGCATTAAGCAAAATTACACTAGGAAATAATCGCGGTAAGTATCAAAATGTAACCATGTTTGGAGGTGGTTCTATTAACTTTAATGACATTCTCTCACAAGGTATAGAAGAAAAAAATGCTCTCGAGGAAAAACTATTTACAGGTGCGTCACCGGGCTTTGGCGACGCAGATCCACCGATGTTCTTTGTAGGTTAATTAAAGTATGGCTATACCGTTACAAAAAAACAGTAAATTCCGTCAAGGTATCTTTACACCTAAAAATCCTGCAAAATATATAGGTAAAGGAAAACCAATATATAGATCAGGATGGGAATTAAAATTTTTTAGATGGTGCGATGATAGTGCTAATGTTGTAGAGTGGGCGAGTGAGTCAGTTATTATACCATACACTAACCCACTCGATAGAAAAGTGCATCGTTATTACACTGATGGTGTTATTGCTCTTAAGGAAGGTGATGAGATCAAGAAATATGTAATTGAAATTAAGCCAAGCTCACAAGTATTGCCACCAAAACCTGGCAAGAAAAAGAAAACGACTGTCATTTATGAGAATCAAAGATATATACAAAATATGGCAAAATGGGACGCAGCAAAAGAGTGGTGCAAGAAAAAGAATTACAATTTTTGGATCTTAACAGAAAAGGAACTTGGATTAAATAAATAGAGCTAAATTTAATAAATATTTTTATGTCATTACGCTTATTAGTAGAAACGCCACCATCACTTGATCAGTTTGAATATATCATTGAGGAAAAAAACTCAAAGGGGCCTTCAGTTTTAAAGATAAAGGGTGTATATATGGAGTCGGAGTCCGTTAACAAGAATCGTCGTTGTTATACGTATGACGACATGAGACGTGAAGTAAATCGTTATACTGAAGAATTAGTAAAAACACAACGCGCTCTCGGAGAATTAAATCACCCTGCTTCTGCGGAAGTAGATCTAGAGCGTGCATGTCACATGGTTACAGATTTACAATGGGAGGGTAAAGCGGTGGTCGGCACATCAACCGTGCTCTCAACACCAACAGGTCAGATTGTACGTTCACTTATTAACGATGGTGTTAAGGTAGGTATGTCAAGCCGCGCTCTCGGTCAACTAACAGAGGAAGCGAATGGTATTAATAGGGTTCATGAGATGCGTCTTATTGCTGTTGACTGTGTTGCTGACCCAAGCTGCCCAAAAGCATTTGTTAATGGTATTCTTGAAAGTAAGCAGTTTATCTTACGTTCTGACGGCAAACATGAAGAGATATATGAACGCTTTGAAAAGAGCCTTAAGAATTTACCTAATAAAGATGTACAATCATACCTTAAAGAACAAGTTATGTCATTTCTTAGCTTTTTAACTAAGTAATAATATGAAGAAGTCTATTAATGAGTTGAGTTTATTACCTAATTTAGGTCTCGGTGGTGTACAGCGCACAACAGGTACAACCGGTACAGGTACTACAGGAATGAACACGCCTGGTTCAAAAACACAAGCTATTGCCAAGTCAACAGCACTCTTAACAAAGCAAATCAACGATATCACTAATAAAATTGCTTCTTCAAAACAAAAAGCTGCACAATCTGGCCAAGGTGATCAACAGAAACTTGTACAAACAATTGGATTACTTCAAAAACAACTTCAAACGCTCACGACTTCAGAAAATGAAGAGAATAATTTTAAGAAAAAAGCTGTAAAAGGGTATAAAGCAGTTGCGAATATGACCGGTCAAGCAATCGGTGCTCGTACAGGAGTACCAGGAGCTGGTGCTGCACTCGGTAAGATGGGTGAATACACAGCTGGTAAAATGAGTAAATTTTTAGGGCTTGAAGGTAAAAAAAGTAAGTCTACAGATATAAATAATAATAAAGATATGCGCGTATCTAAAAGCAAAAAAATTGAAGAGGGGTTATTACCAGCAGTGGGCAAAGCTGCTAGTACTGCGGTTAAGACAGTAGGTAATGTTGCAGGTATGATACCTGTAGTAGGGGGCCCAGTAAAGGCAGCAGCAGATCTTGCTGGCGATGTTACTACAGGAGTGCTTGGTGGTGAGGATGAAGAATCATCCGGACAATTAACACCAATTCAAGATGAAGTTGTGAACGCTCTTGCACGTAAGAGATATCATATCAATAAAGTCTCTCATCAATACGCTGAAGAAGAAGGTGGACCTACTGTATACATGAGTAAGCGCCCTAACAAATATTCAACACGTTACGCGTCAGTGGCTCCAGATGGATCTGTTAACGGTATGCCACTCAAAGAATTTTTCGGTAGTGAAGAAAACGAAGAAAGAGTTTTAACAAAAAAACAACAAATGATTGCTAAGGCAGCACCACCGCATGATAAAATTACAGGTGCAGATTTTGCAGCTCTTAATAAAGAGAGTATAGAAACAAAAAACTTTTTAAAAGCAGTTTTACAAAAAAACTACTCCGAGGCTAATAAATATTTAGGTATCCTTGTTAATGAGAAGCTTAAAAAAGTAATTAGCAAGGCCACTGACATTAAAAAATAATTTATGGATAAAGACATAACACAAGTTCTTAAAGAAGCAGCTAAAGACATTCTTACTGAGGATGTTTTAAAAGATATCGAAGCTGCCTTTAACACTGCGGTACAAAACAAAGTTGCTATTCACGTTGAAAAAGCACTTAACGAGCAAGATGAAGATTACGCTTCAAAACTTGAGGGTCTTGTTAAAGCAATCGACGCTGATCACACTGCAAAATTGAAAATGGTTGTTGAAGCTATTGATAGTGACCGCGCTGGAAAACTTAAAAAAATTGTTAGTAAGTACGAAACAGCACTCGTTAAAGAAGCTGCAGATTTTAAATCCTCACTTGTTGATCAAGTGAGCAATTACTTAGAACTTTATCTTGAAGAAAAACTACCTCTTGTTGAGGTCCAGGAAGCAGTTAATAATAAAAGAGCCGTTGCTACTCTTAATGAGATCCGCAACATGCTCTCTGTTGATATGGCACTTGCAAAAGAGAGCATTAAAGAAGCTATCGTTGATGGCAGATCAAGATTAGATGAAGCTGCAACGCAGCTTGAGACTGCTAATAAGCAGGTTAATGAATTAAAGAGCAAGCTTACTCTTACCGAGTCACAATTAGTACTCGAAAAGAAAGTATCAACTCTTGACAGCGGTGAGAAGGCATATATGAAAAAGATGCTTACCGGCAAGTCAGCTAAATTTATCGTCGAAAATTTCGACTATACATTAAGTTTATTCAATAAATCTGAAGAAGCTCGTCTCAAAACTTTGAAAAATGAGGCAATTACAGAAACAGTCGCGACTACTGTCGATAGACCTGTGATTGAGGAATCAGTTGCCGAGCTTGACGAGGCAGATCCATCTTTTAACCTCTATCTTTCAGAACTCAAAAAATATTAATTTTTGATGAGGGTAATACCTGAATAGAAATGTCTATATACTTCTATAAAGAAGTAAACTCTGATATCAGACATAGTCACAAAATAGAAAGTGAAACAAAATAATATGTCAAACATACGTCCTTCACAGTCTTACATCGATGAAAATCGTGCTAAACTCCTTGTTGAGAAGTGGGCTCCAGTATTGGATTACACCTCTAACAACGTTCGCGCTATTGAAGATGATCACACACGCTTAAACACTGCTATCCTTCTTGAGAATCAAGAAAAGTATTGCTTTGAGGCGTCAAACACTGCTGGTGGTTCCACTGGTGTCTTCGGCTCAGCCATTAATAATGGCGGCTACGGCAATCAGTTCCCATCGCAGAATGACGGCGCTTATGCGCAAGGTGATTCCCGTCTTCCTAAGATCCTCATCCCGATGATTAGACGTACATTCCCTGAGTTGATCACCAACGAAATCGTTGGCGTTCAGCCAATGAGTGGTCCTGTAGGTCTTGCTTTCGCTCTCCGTTATAAGTACGAAGGTTCAGCACTTGGTGCAACTAATGGCAAGGGTCTTGATGGCTCACTCGCCAATGGTTCATTTGCTGGTGGTCCTCAGAATCAGTCTTCTGGTTCAGAGTTAGGCTATCAGTATCTCGATACTCGCTTTACAGGTACGTCCGCAGGGGCGTTATCCGGTAATAACGATTTCGCGATGATCGCATCCGATCAAGGTGTTGCTCAACTTCTCAGTCAGTTCGAATTAACAAGTCAGATCCCACAGATCGTTGTTTCTTTCGAGAAGACAGCAGTTGAAGCAGGAACCCGTCGTCTCGCAGCTCGTTGGTCAGTTGAGCTCGAGCAGGATCTTAAGAACATGAATGGTATCGATATCGATACTGAACTCACAAACGCTATGTCGTATGAGTTACAGGCCGAAATCGACCGTGAAATGATCATCAGAATGATTCAAACAGCTCTCAATGCCGGTTTCGGCACTGGGTTCTCAGTTTGGTCACCTGCTTCAGCAGACGGCCGCTGGCTCGTTGAGCGCAACCGCGACTTCTATCAGAGACTCATCATTGAGGCTAACCGCATTGCCGTCCGCAACCGCCGCGGCTCTGCTAACTTCATCGTTGCTACACCTCGCGTGTGCGCAATCCTTGAAATGTTACCAGAGTTCCAGTGGGTACCGGTCCAAGGTAATGTGAATACACAGCCCGTTGGTGTTGCGAAAGTTGGTACACTTGCTGGTCGCTTTAACGTATACCGCGATACACGCACCGAAGCTCAATTTGAAGCTTCTAGAGGTGGCAACTACGGTGGCAGCGCCGGGTTCCCCGGTGGTACTACACGTACTGCACGCCTCGAATACGCGCTTCTCGGTTACAAGGGACCTGAATTCTATGACACCGGTATCATCTACTGCCCTTACATCCCTGTAATGGTACAGAGAACCATCGGTCCTAACGATTTCTCACCAAGAGTTGGTTTATTGACACGCTACGGCGTCGTTGATAACATCTTTGGTGCAAATCTTTATTACCATGTCATTATTCTTCAAGGTCTTGGAGTGGCTTTTGAGCCAGGTAAAACTTCCGTGTACTTCTAAGAATTACGCAGTTCAAACAAAAAAAAAGAGAAGCAGAAATGCTTCTCTTTTTTTTGTCTTTTTTAAACTATAATTATTGTCTAAGGGTCTTTGTGAACTGAACCGATGTATCGATCAAGCTTGAATCGATTAAATGCGGATGACTTGCACGTGTAGGGTTAATATCAATACCACCTCTTCTTACATAGAGACATGTTACGCAGAGCTCGAGCGGTGAGAAAAGATCCCATATTCTCTTATAAATTGTCTCGCAGATTTCTTCATGAAAGTGACACTCGTCTCTAAACGAGACAATATATTTCAATAGAGATTCTTTAGATATATCATACTCACCCTTATAATAGACATAGACATCACCCCAATCCGGTTGCGATGTAACCCTGCAATTACTCTTTAAGAGGCTTGAGTGGTATTTTACTTCATAGACTGTTTCAGTCTTTGCACCCTTGAGTATGGAGGGTGTCTCTTTGTATATAGAGCATTTGAGTAACGTAGTATCAAGAGTATTCTCGATCGTAAGATATTCCTGACCAAACGGAGTGTTTACATTTTTAACATCCTTGCAGAGAAAGATGTGTGCCTTCACTTCAGTTTCTAATAATTGCGAGAGATCTGTCTCAACAACATTCCTTACAGTAAGAATAATATCGTCGATATTGCCTGGATACTGCTGCATGTTAAATGTGTTAAAATACAGCTTAATTGATTTTGACTCTACGATATACTTGCTTGAAGCAGGATACATAACCTTCACGATACCAGTGAGCGGGGTACCGTTCTCACATAAGCATGAAAATTCATAAGCATTCCAGATATCATAGCCTATGAAAGGCAAATTATCATCATCAATGTTGAGATGTTTACGATTTGATTGACGTGGTTCTCTTACAAGGAGAGAAGGGTCATATGTAGATTTATATTCACTACTCTTTCCTAAGTGTACTGATATGTGTGTGTTGTCTAGTTCTGTTAGCATAAAGTTTCTTTAATTAAATTTAATCGTTCATCAACTGTACCCTTTAAGATAATTAATTTATCTTTCGTCATATCTTTATATGTCTCAAAAAGAAGATCGAACGTATTAATAATTTTATCGCGAAATTCATTATTCACGCTACGCTCACCATCATCAATCAAAGGTACATCGCCTGGCCATGTATAAAATATCTTATCGATGCGAGTTATGAGTATGTCGAATACATTACGCGCATATTCAGCTACCCAGCGTGAGACCTTATTCTCTACAGCGAGATACGTTGTATACACTAAGCCATCTACAATACATCTATCCATAATAATACCCTTTTTATTATCTGACATCTGCTTGAATGTATTTTGAATATGCTGATTAATAATCAGCAGTTGTGTTATGTCATTACCACCTTCATTAATATTAACATTATACGTACGTTTTACAAGTCTCGTAACCTCGTCTACAAACTCGTAATCTGGATACAGCTCTTTGCACTTTGTTAATAATGTAGTCTTACCGGTACTCTGTGCCCCTGTAAACGATATAATCATACAACGATATTATATAAAAAAATATGAATGTCAAACTTATTTTGCCCATTTTTTATTATTGACAATTTCAGCAATAATACAATAAACTGAGGTGTCAAGAAAAGTATCAAGAACTGATTCGTTTGCAGTCTCACTCAACCCTCTACGCAGTACAATATTAATAAGGCGTTGAAGCTTATCATTCAACCGTACGACGATAGCTGATATAGATGCTTTTCTTTCCTCGAAAGTTTCTAGCGTACTACCAAGCGATATGTTGCCTGGACCGTAGTCAAGCTGTTTCTTACAAAAAGTAAGATATTGATACTTTTGTATTCGCTTAAACTCCTGACATGTTTCAGGGTACTTTGTTTCTATTATACTAACGATTTCATCATCACACATATTTGTTTAAAAAATGACACCACATCACTGAAGCGAGAGCATGCAAATCAACATATAAGCGATCGAGATCAGCATGCTGCGAGTTAATTTCATGCTCAAGCATTATTTCACCACTATCTACCTCCGGTGTTACACGATGTATCACACAGCCAATAGTTGGATACTTTTTATGAAAAGCTCTATCTTGCGGATCTTTACCTTTCAGATCCGGGTATTTTGTAATCAGACCGGGATGTAGATTATACATCTCATATTTTTCACATATTTCTTTAGGTATAATACGAAGATACCCGTGCAAAGTAATGATGGGATTCTTATATTTTTCGAGAACAGAAAAATAATCATCAACGGTCGGTTTTGCCGGGAGTTGAATAATGCTCGTTGATTGCTTTTTTACTTGTTGTAATACCCATGAGTTAACCTTATCAAGGTTACGTTTATTATGTACTATGCACGTTGGTACAGATTTATGAAATACAGAGATGTTAGCTATCTCTGTACCGGTTTGTGAAAAAAATGCTACCCAGTCTCGTTTCATCGACGTATAATCCTCTTAAACATATTAGTGTTGTATTCAAGCAATGCAAGACCATCATCATTAAATTCATACTCAATCAGGTCTGCAAGCTTAGTATGAGGCTTTGTATTGAGACCGTAGTCAGCATCGTATTTCATTCCGTGAATCGCGGCAACAACAGGATTGCTCGTATCACAACTTACAATATTATGAATATTGTTATCAACATAGTACCTAAATTCTCTAGCAAGAGAACAGCCGAGTAAGTGATGCGGCTTATTCCAATTCCAAACACCATCATCGATAAGCTGTCTAATTAAGCGCTCACGACCAGAGCAGAACCGTTCAAGTTGATTATTGCCTTCACCGGTAACGTGATAGTAGCTAAAGTCAAAACTAATAGCAATCATGTCAGCACTATCTGACATAAACTTATAACATGTCTTAATATCATTCCACGTCTTGCCTTGAATAGCACCAATTGTTTTTGTATTAAAGCTATTCTTGATATTATTAATCATCCCGTTTTTTTGCCATTCAATAAAGCTATGAATTGTACCGTTTGTATCTTCGAGAACATCAGGAATAATAAACATATTCGGCTGTAGCCACATTACTTCCTTATAGAAGAGATCCTTATCAAACGCCGTGCCAAGCTCAAAGATAGAATTGTCAAGCAATACTTCACGGTTATAGTGTTCACGCGCCGCTTTAAAATAATGTCTATATTCAGGAAACTTATCAAATAAATGTACCAAAGCATAATCAAAATCATTATATGCTTGTGATTCTCTCAGTATAGAGATAGGGGATTCATGTGAAACTTTCATTAGCATATCAAGAGTATAAACGTAAATAATAATGAATCAACTATGGAATATCCGAAGTATCATGGCAATTATCTTGGCATTGTCGTTCAGAATAACGACCCGCTACATAGAGGTAGAGTAAAAGTCTTTGTACCACATATTTCACCAACAGTTTATAAATCATGGGTCGAGGATAAAAAAGATAAACGGTTTAGATTTATGGGGTCAAATATTGAAAGTGATCTAACACAAATTATTACTGATCTTAAGGAAATATTGCCGTGGGCTGAAGTTGCAACACCGCTAGCCGGTGAGTCAAGCAGCGGTAGATATAATGCACAATCAAACCATGCAACAACAAGTGATAGTAGTAATATTAGTTTTACAGAAGCATATTCATCAGATGTAGGTGCCGGTAACCAAAATATCGATAACGTCGGAGAGAAACCCGGTAATGTTTTTGACATGATGAATTATAGGCTCTGTGATGCTTTTAATGATCCTGCTGCTACTAATATTAACTACGTTAATAAGTTAAGTTATAATTATGTTCCAGAGTGTTATAGTAATAGTGCTAAAGGTGCCTTCCCGGTACTTAGCGTAGGAGCGCATGTCTGGATATTTTTTAATAGCGGTGATCCGCTCAAGCCTGTCATTTTTGCTTCTTCTTTTGGTAGTCATGAATGGTGTAGTATTTTTGATTCTACAAGCGCTTCACCGGGTATGGATTACCCCGGTAAATATGAAAATACAATCGGTGGTAAAGACATCAACACCGATACATATAGAAACAAATACATTATAAACCAGAAAGGTGGTACATTAGCATTCGTTAATACAGATAACAGGGAGATGCTTAAGCTGACGCATTTCTCCGGGTCTTTTAAAGAGTTTAATAATATGGCTAATATTGAGTTAGCCACAAATAATGATCAGAAACTTGTTTTAAATGATTCATTTGATACTGTACGTGGTATGCGTAATGTGTTTACACAGCGTGATTTTGATAATGTTGTGCGCGGTGATCATTATAGAAAAGTTGGAAACCTCGAAGCAAGTTTATATGAGAAGTGGAAAGAGTTATGGGCACCTATTGCAGATATAAAACAATTATTTGATGTTCAGAGAACATTTGGTGTACAGGGAGAACTGGGTGCGGCTGGGTCATTTATTAAGCTTAATGGATCTGGTCAAACACAAAGCGGAATGCCGGCCATGTGTCCAGTTTGTACTGCGAATATAAGACTGGATATGGCAGTCAATAATACGTTTGATCCTCCGGGCTTTAAAAAGACTTCAAAGCCATCCACCGCGACACATGAAGATGGCGACGGTGCCGGGGCGCAGATGATTGACGCTGAAGGTGTAGGTTATCAAGTAACATATCAAGACGGTAGACCAGCAGGTCCTATTAACCTGTTTCTATTAATGAAAAATGACGGTACATATACCGATGTGTTTGGTAACCCGCTCGTACAGCCACCTGGTGAGATTGGTGGTATAAAATGCCCGTCGTGTAATAATTCTTTAGGTGGTGGTAGCATCACTTCAGGCCCGGGGTTCAGTAAAAGTTCTTTTGCAGGTATATGGACTCCTGAACCACAAAAGTTATTACTACCGACTATGATCGCTGCAGTTATGCCTGAGCTTGCAAAAGTTGAAGCGCAAATGGGTCTCGGTGGTAGTGAGATAGTCGAAATAACAAAGCACAAAGTTGAAACAATAGGTATGGTTATGAATGACTTCGGTGCTGTACGCGTAGATCCGCAAGGTAAAATGGAACCCGGATACGTACTACCGTCACAATTTAGTACAATTGTCGTTAACACACCATCACCGCTTGTTGAGCAAGTACATGTTGATGACTTACCGGGTGGTACCTATACACTCAATGTGTGTAACCGCTACAGCATACTTGTCGGTGCAGGTGGTGTTAACCTTAAGTCATACGGTGTTATTAATATATCAGGTGCTATGGCTAACATTGCAGGTGAGCAAGTTAACATTGGCAGTGCTAATGAGGTAAATATTGACGGCGGTAAGCGTACATCTATTGTGGGCGACATTGTCAGCATCAGGCAGCGTAACGGCGAGCAAGTTATAATTGATAGTGGTCTAGGCATTAACGGTAACGTTATTATTCGCGGCGGTCTTTATGTCGAAGGTGATACCGGGTTACAATCGATGACGTGTGTATCACAAAAAACAACAACTGACCCCGTGAACGCTTATGGTGGCGGTAGACAAGGCCTCGTCGGTGGTACAATGCTTACATGTGATTATTCACATAATATGGATGAAACTACCGGTGAATTAATGCCTGGTAAGGGGACTGCCAAGACATACCTTGGTTATACTGACTACAATAAAGTTGCAGGTTTTATTGATAAGGACACTGTTATCGGTACATTAATGGAAGGAACAATAATTACCGGTGACTTTAAAGGTTTAAGCTTAGCAATCGGTGGTATACCGACATTAATTGATATAACAGGTGCTACGTTTACCGTGACATCAATAACACCTTCACCTTTAGCTGTTGCCGCTGGTGTTCAGGGTTGTATCGCTGCCGTTGACAATCTTACACAGGTAAAAACGCTCATGCAAGCAGGAGATCCGATGGCTGATGCAGATGCACTACCGGGTGGTGGATGTTATATAAGAGGTACAAATGATGGTGTTACTGTACCTTCAAAGCCTAAAAATTTATCTCTTCGCGGGCAACCATATACTGATGTAATTGCAGCTGTTGAAGAAGCGAAAGCTATATATAAAGCTCCCGGTGCACTCTATGCACCAGGCTTTATTGTGGGTAACGGTTGCCATTCATCATATACACAAACAGCAACACATGTTATGACATTTGAAGAACCGGCTGTAAATAAAGTTGCCACATGTTCAGCGGTGAGAAAAATACATGGGAAAAATATAAATGTTCTGGTTAGTGCCAAGTCCATTGGCGATTATCATAATATTACTGATGAAATAGTAGACCCACCAGATCTACCTACTACCGGTCTTGTATAATTATTCCGGCCAAATATACTCTAGATCAGCCGGCACATCTGGCCAAATAATAGAATAAAACTCTGGTTTTTTCTGAACGAGCATTGACTTGTGTGAAAGGTGAAAATTATCATTACCAAGCCAAGAAGGCATTTCTGTAGTTTCCGACGGCACAAAATGAGCTTTAATTTTATCCAAGCAGGTATCTTTATAACCACGATCACGCCATGCCTTGCAGATTTGAACACCATATTCAACGAGAGCATTAGGCGTCTTCGACCACATTTTTGTACATGGGTGATTTGACCAGCCTCGGCCTTGTGTAATACCGCGAATTTTGTTGAGCATTTGCAGTACCTCAACACGCTGCTTTCCGAGACGCTTTTGGTCAAGAACTGAGCCAGATTTATAAAAATCAGAATACGGTAAGAATGTTTGCATACAGTAACATTATATTAAACTACTGTTGTGTGCAAGAAAAAAAATGAAGGAGCGTATCTCTAATAGTAACCAAACTTTCTAAGGTTCCCGCCGACCCGCCCCTATTACAGAGTACTGCTCCTTCAATACATATTTATTACTAAGGTTGGTAGTATTTTATGCCGGAGTCAAGTAAAATATAAATTTTATAATATCTTAATTTTAGATATGATGGTATATATGTATCCTGCATCATATCTTTATAGAGTGTATTAAGTATATTTTTATCTTTTGTAACGTCTGAAAGATATTCACTATCCAAAGGGTAGATACCATCTTGCAAGCAGCTCAACGTATGCTCACAATCTAATTTATACTTTAGTACATACTTTATATAACTGTTAGTTGTAATAGCCTTAAAGTTAGTATCTCTATAGTTTGATAATTCTTCAATAAGACTTGAAAGTTTATTATTAGGTGTAAAAGTTATACCTCTTAAAAAAACAGGTGTAACAGAAGGTAGTTTAGTAAAATGTACAATATCTTTAGGTTTTAACTTTTTGCTGATTGTTAAGTACTTTTGATCGAAAAGGTTTTTTATTTCATAGCCTAAGATACAAAGCGGGTACTTATTTGACGATAACAGCTTAAACTTCTCATATTCTACCGGTATGGTCTTTTCAGTTATATCTACACTATACATAATTCAATATAATAAAACATTGAATTACATATTCCACATTAGATTCGCTTAAAAACTTCTGTCACTACTATCGTTAATAGAGAGCCTATGCCAGCAACAAACGCCGTAAAGACACTTGTTTTAAAATTCCATTTGTGACCTTGCTCTGTTCTTTTTTTCTCAAATTCATTTGCTATTTGATATGAAATATTATTAAACCGTTCATTAACAACATCAGTAATATTTTTAAATTTTAACGTCATTTCCGTATCAATAGAAGTAAAACTTTGTTCAAGCTTATCTTCTAAGCTGCATATTCTATGCTCCAGCTTAGTAACTTGATTAATTAACGAAGGGGTACCGTTACCTTGATAAACCGTTTTATACAATGTTGATACATTGTCTTTTAATTCATTTATTTGCTGTATATTCACGTCGCTTTTCATATACTATTTAATATCAAAACTATAAGAAACAACGCCGGTTTTTAAAGAATATACCTTACCTTTTTTGTTACCGCTTTTATCTTCGACAACAACTGTCAACTTGTCTCTTGTGATAACTGGTCCATTTATTATTGTAACATTGCCGAGATTCAATGAATAAGCGCGTACACCACTCTCTACATCAAATACTATAATATTATTTTTTCCGGTCGTTGTTGCGGAATATATCTTTTTCATGTATATAATTATTTATTCAATGCCGTGATATACAGGTATCGTTAATAAATATTATTACAATATGGCCGAAAATATTACCAAAATTATCTTTAGACAAGGTACAGACGAGCAAAGACGAAAAGCAAATCTCGGGACAGGCGTGGTATTTCATAGCGCCGAACCAGTATTTTGTGTTGATACTAAGAGATTGTATATCGGCGATGGGAGAAGCGGTGGCGGTTTACCGGTTGGTATGAGAAATCTCGGTGCTGTAAATCAATTGTTCGGAACATATAACGGTACCGGTTACACGCAAGATGCATACAAAATAATGCAATTAAGTGGTGCTGCGGTTGGTGATATTATATATGACCGCGATACACGTATTCTTTATTCGCTTACGGGTGCGACTTCATTTCCACCCGTTACAAGTAATTTTGTAAAATATGACTTTACAGTTTTAATTAACCCTGCTCAGCTTGAATTTAATACTCTCAATCAGGTACAAATTAAAAACGAAGGTATCGGTTATTCACAAATAGCTTCATCTGTTGCAGGGCCTGGGTTAACAAAGCCCCTCGTCAATGGACCTATTCAAGTTAGCGTAAACGGTGTTACAAATAACATGATACAGCAACAACCTGGATTTACGATTATAGGTAACCCGGGCATAAATCTTGATGACGTCGAGGCTATAAAAGTATATGAAAATAATTTTATAGGTCGTACCGACACCAACCAGCTTACATCATTCCCTTTTTCGCTTATTTCTTCCTCTACTGTTAATTCTAATAACGGAATACAAAAAGTCGTAGGTAGTTCTACAGTTCTTCAATTAAGCACTGATGTCTTCTTCGTAACACCAACAAAAGTCGATATCAAGAAAGCAACCACAGTACATAATACATTAAGTGCTACAGCAGGGATTAGTACGGATGGAACAGTTACTATAAACAATGCTACAGCAATTAATGCCGGCATTAATACAATAAATTGTGGCGTTATAAATTCAAGAACAATTAACGCTGGCGCCTTTGGTGTAAATTGCGGAGCTGTCGCTTGTACTTCAGTAAACACGAACAATGGTAATATTACTATGGGAACTGGTGATATTTCATGTGATGCAATATCCTGTAATTCTGTTAACACGAACAATGGTAATATTACTATGGGAACCGGTGATATTTCATGTGATGCTATATCCTGTAATTCTGTTAACACGAACAATGGTAATATTACTATGGGAACCGGTACACTCACGTGCGCATCCGTACAAGCAACAGGTGATATTATAGCATTCTTTACATCCGATAGTAGACTTAAAGATAATATTAAGAAGATAACATCACCGCTGAAAAAACTATCTGATATCAGCGGATATACATTTACATGGAATGCATCAGATACTATTACTAAAAAGACAGGTGATGATATTGGGTTAATAGCTCAAGAAGTAAGAAGCATTATACCACAAGCAGTTGTATTGAGAGAAAACGGTTATTACGGTCTTGACTATATTAAAGTAATACCGTTGCTTGTTGAAAGTATAAAAGAACTAAAGCAAAAAGTTGAAGACCTTGAAGATGATATTCGATCAAACCGTTAAAAGAATACTTGAAGATTTTAATATCTACCCCCAAGCACAAAACGCTGTAAGTGCGGGACCCGATCAAGGCATGACGACAGCTGATATTAATAATACATTTCCAAGTAAAATCGGTACGGTTTTTATTAAAAAATTAAAAAAACGAAATAATAGAAAATATCTTAAAAAGACACTATAATTAATATTGTCGTGGGTAAGAAGAAAACAAACACAAAGCATGAATTAGCTGTTAAAAAAATAACTGAATATGTAATATCATCATACTTTTATTATAAAGTCTGTGAAGGGTGTGAGTCAGTTATTTTAGAACATAGGGTGTTTTGCCCGCTGTGTGATAGCTACAATTTTGATTATTCATTTAAACGTATAAATGAACGTGTTGTAGAGCTTGCCGCAGTAAATCATGAAGCATTTACAATGTTTATTGATTATTTTGGCGAATAAACTTATTTAAATTTTGTGATAAAAACATAACGTGTTCCATAGCGACATCACGTTTTTTGCCTTTTAATTTTTTTGCAGCAAGATATTCATCTATTACGTAATCTGCAGTAATCTTAATATCTCTTGTAGATTTACTCATACATTATATTAATATTTAAGATATGAAATATGATTTTTGTGTGGTAACACAGCCAAGATCAGGCGATGAGATTTTAATATCAAAATTAAGATCACATCCTAATGTGTATATAACTCTTGGAATTCCTTACAAAGAATTTTTACTACAGACGGTACACAATTCGTTTGACAATTATTTGCTAGAACACAAATACAATAAACAAAATTACGACTTGAAGCTTAACGAGCAAGACATTATGCATAGCCTTAATACAAGAGAATACATGTCTTCATATTACAATGAACTCGTAAAAACAGGCTGCATTAACGAGAATGAAAGCCAACAAATTACAAGCTTTCTTGATTTAATATATACGAGAGATAAAGAGAAGAAGAAAGAAGGCTATAAGTTAGCGGCAGAAAATGCTTTACGGCGGTATACAAATTATGGTATTACTATCTATGGCGAGCATTTCCTACAAAAAAACGCTGATGATATATTATCTGACAATCCTCGCTATATTATACTATTTCGCAAAAATCTTCTGTGGCAGTACGTTAGTACATTATTACCGGTGATAACAAATGAACACGGTTATACAAAAATTATTGATACTAAGCTTAATATTGATCCGTTGCTTTTTGCACAGTACGTTATTGATACTCTTAACGAAAGAGAATCAATAATTAATAATATTAGTAACACTGGAAATCCTCATATTATTATATATTATGAAGATCTTGTAAAAAAGAACAGAGAAACACTTGATATTGTACAGCAATTTCTTAATGTACCTATACAGGAGAAAGATTTATATGGTATTAATGTCGAAAACATATATGAAGAAACACGTCCAGTTGATACTATAATTGAAAATTACACGGAGTTAAAAAATTACTTTATAAAAGACGAAAATATTATAACATATTTTAAACTAGCAGAAGATTCAGTTAACCCGTTTTATTATGAGCTTAGAAAAGCAGGTTCTTTTAAAAGTTTAGAATTTTTACAAGAAATGTATAACGGTAAATCGTAATTTATATAAGCTTTGTAAGATTATCAGCGCTCATCTCCGCAGCAATTAATATGTGTCTTAGTGCTGAAAAAGCGGCATTTGCTTCTTCGTCATCTATAACACCTTCACGACGTGAATCATCAAGCAAATCAAAAGCATTATTAATGTATGATTTAATAAAATTTAAAGAATCTTTTTCAATTTTATCCTTATATATTTTTGCTTCTTCGCGACACAATGCTTTGTAATTTTTACTCGCTGCATCTATTTCTTCATTTATAATCCGCAGACGGAAAGACTTAATATATTCATCTTCACAAAGCGTATAGTACTGGTTGAGTTGACGCTCGAAATCATCAAACACTCTCGTCTGGATGATTTCTGCTGATAGCTTCATTACTTAAATTTTTTTTGCAATCTATTATTTGCTCGTATTTCTTTAAAGACGAGCTCGCGCATGGTACTATCTTTAACCATAGTATTGATAAGCTCTATTATTAATACAGCTGCCATACGTGCCTTAAATGGTGTATCTATAAAAGGTAACCGTATCCAGTCTTTAATTGAGGTTTTTGCTACCTCTTGATTGTTTTGACTTTGAAACTGTGTTGTTAGTGGCTTACTTTGCACTACAGCGGGCGATCCCGTAGCCGACGGTGCCACTGGCATTTGTGATATATATGCGTCTGCAAGTAGTCTACTATCCTTTGTCATATGTCTAATTATTTAATAAAAAGTATTTAAGATCTATATAACTGTACCTTGCAATTAATATTATTGGCGTGTATAATTTTATTAATGTATGATACTTTATGATAAGGAAGAAGGTAAAAATACTTACTTTAATTTTTTACATAAAAAAAATAGAGTTGTTAATGGTATAAATAGATGTGACAGTTACTTTATACCTCACAGGAACCACATAGAGGTAGATGATATTGTTAATTTACCGGTAGTGGATAAAGTACCATTATATACGAAGTATATATACCAAATTCCTTTTAGATTTTATAGAATAAAATCACTACCTGTTTCACATATAACATCACTTCTTACATCACTTCTCGACACAGGTAATTTAATTAACGACATCAATACCGGTACATGCATGTTAATATTTGATGAACATGCACATCCATGTGTACTCACAGATGATATAATAATGCGAATCGATGTATGTCTTAGACATATTGGTATAAGAAAGCATGTATATATATTAACATGCAATAAACATAATAATAACAAGCACGGGAAAATGTTTAAGACAATATATTGTGAATATTATGAAATTATAGCAAAAAGCTTGCAGCACAAATATGTAAGTTGCAATGAAATACAAGCCGATAAGAAGCGATTTTTATGCTTAAATCTAAGACAAAGAATGCATAGGTATTTTTTACTTTACAATTTGTGTAATATACATAATTTTAAAAAAAATTCAATTCTCAGTATTAAACCGCTTACGTTTAGCTGGCTGCATAGTCAGCCGGAATACGGAATGTTTAAGAATGAATTTAGTACAAAGAGCAGTCTTGTACAGTTTATGAAACAATTACCCCTTACAACGGGGTATGATAGTACTGATGGTCCTTGTAAATTAAAAGGCGAGCGAGGTAACGTTTACGGTGATGTGTTGTTAGAAACGTTATATTCTAACAGCTCTATTTTTATAGTTACTGAAAAAGAGTATAAATATAAAGAAAAATTTCTCTTTGTTACTGAAAAAACCTTTAAACCTATACGAGCTAAAATGCCGTTTATAATTTACGGGCAACCAGGAATATGTAAACACTTGCAAGAATTAGGATACATGACCTTCGATACTATTTGGAGCGAAGAATATGATACTATATATGATCCTGTGAAGCGATGTAAAAAAATTGTTGAGCTCATTACCCATCTTAATAAGATGAGCAATCGCGATTTTAATATCATCTTACAAAAAAGTGTAGAAATTACCGATCATAATTACGCCAACATGTATAAACGTATACCTACGCTTTCTCTCACTAGTGCAATTAATGAGTTTTTTAAGTACCCAGTACAGTACCATGAGTAAAAATTTACCTTTACATATAAGACAGTTAACATGGTCAAAAGAAATGAAAAATGTACATTTCGGGCTTCGTAATTTCGGCGACGCAGATTGTGCTTTTACGGGTAAGAGTGTTGTTGACAACGCCTTCTTTATACAAAATACCCCGTATAATGTTTACCGTCTTATTGCAAAAGTACTACCATCATTATCACACTATTGTGAAAATTCACATGCGAATATTATATTAGGTAACTACCCGCAACTAAACAATATCTTTGCTGAATATCTTACACTTTTAAACATACATAATATCACTTGTTATAATATTTGCGATGTACAGTATATTAATAATCTTCAGCAATTTCCTTATAATGCATTACCCCCTGGCCCAGGAAGCGCACTCACATATGATTGGATTACTAAATACAGAAAATTAATCACAGCCCCCAGCGAGTATAAAAAAATAGTAATAGTTCGGCAAAATTTAAGAAATATGCCTGCAAATATTTTATACTTTCTCATATCTGAGGGATTTAAACTTATTACGCTTGAGACTATGTCCGTTCAAGAACAAATTAACTTGTTTGCTGGCGCAAATCAAATCGTCGGTGTCCAGGGCGCCGGGCTTGGTAATACAGTATATTGTACAGGTGGCTGCAAGATTCTTGAAATTTCTGCGGGGTTCGATATTGATCTATACACTAGCCTTACCAATCATATTAACAACACTCTACAGCTAAATCCCACAATATACCATTACAAAGTTGATAGAGATGAAGTGATTGAAGATCAAACTTTTAGAAAACGCTACACAAAAAAAATACGAAAAGAAATGTTTTTTGATCAGCCAGTAAGGTTAAGCTACGATCGTTTTATAAAACATTATAACCATTTTTTTAACAATGGTAATTGAGATAGCGTTGAGCAGCTTTAGCAGTATTATTCCCTTTATTCTTTTGTTTTGATTTAAGGGAACGTGCTTTGGAACAGGTCATTTTACCTTTAACCTGTCTCTTTAATATGCCAGGTCGAACTGGATCGTGAACAGATTTCTCTTTTAAGCAGTAATCTCTAAATGTACCTATAGTACTCTCTGATGTGCGTTCCTTTGATTTAAGCTCAGCCATAGACATTTTTGAATTACCGAGTTGTTTCTTTTGAAGATTTTGTGATGATTTCGGGATCTCAACACCTATACCATATTTCTTAGGATCGAGCCCGTGCTGCTTAACGATTCGTTCTATCTCACTCTTAATCTCACTTTTACGCTCCTCATCTCCGGAAGCTATATGAAGTTGAGCTAACCACCCCGCAAGTTCCTTTTCATACGGCTTAAGCTCTTTAGCATGCAATATTTCAGATATAGGAAGTACAGGCTCACTTTCTGCACGTTGAAAAAATATGTTATTTTCCAATACTTTGGGATATAATTTCTGTAAAAACGGTACAGTTAATTTTGTTACTATTTGCTTATTAAAATGCCACATAGCAAACACTGCCGTATAAATGCTATTAATGTACCACGTTCTACCGTAGCGTGTAGTATCGTAGCGAGCTAGAGGTACTGTAACAATATTAGGATATTTTTGCAATAGTTGCTCAAATTCTTTTTGTTTTTTAGGGTTGTGGAAATATATATCAATATTCCATTTCTGCTTAGCCTGCCTATATGTAAGCTCATCCTCATCACGCAGAATATCAATTATGCTAGCATGTGCTAGCATCTTACCATCGGGTAATATTGTAGGAGCAAATATCGTAACTTCGCCGCATTGGAATGGTAATTCCTTCGAGTTATTTGGCTCTGGCCAAAAACCTACATCATTAGTGTGAAAGAAGGTTATAGGGTTATAGAGATTGTCAATAGTAAGTTCATAGACAGTACCATTAATATCAGCATCAAGATAATCTGGAGATTCTTTTACAAACATTATAGATTATTTATTATTTATTATGTTAGTATATAAGGGGTGTTCTTGTATGGGTGATCTATTGGTAGTTTTGATTGTATACCCCATTTCCATGCCAAATAGCCTTCTACTCTAGTTCTATCTAATGTTGTGTTACTACCCATGCCAATAACTTCAGCCATTGCTCCAATTGGGAATGCAAATTCAGATCTATTTGTAAACATTCTAAACTGAGCACCATTTAAGTTCAAGGGTTCTGTATTACTTCTACTTGCTTTAAAGACGCCATTTAAATATATCGAATCTATATTATTAATTGTATCAAAAGACACTTCAAACATTTGATATTCTCCTGAAAGATCCACACTGCCATATAACAATCTTTTACGAACCGTAGCACATCTTGTAATAGCACCATGGAATTGATTTACATTAAAACTATTCAATTGCCAAGTGTCACACTCTCTGCTAGCGTCTCCTGGGACATGGACCGATAAGAGAGAATCTGCTGAATCATTTACCCCGCCGACATCAACCTGTGCCACCACAAACCATGTCAAGTTTATGTTAGGTATAGTCATACCTATTCTTCTAAGAAATTGACCCTGGGTTCCAAAATTAACAACATTTAATCCATTATGTGTTCTATTGTATGTTGGAGCTTTAGCTAAAGTTCCATTATAACTCATGTTATTTCCGTATGGTGTTTTATCTAACCATGTAATAACACTTTGACCTGATTTTACAATTGTAGACTCATCACTGGCATCATACCAACCATAGAATGTTGCCACAGTTTCTACTGACGTATCATTGATTGTGACACTTACTGTTTGTCCAGCGGATGTAATAGTCATCGTCTCTGTACCTTCTGTTACAGAATCTGCTGTAATGTTTATTGTAATGTTTGCTGTATTACCATTAACAGTGAAGTTTCCTGATAAAGATGCACCATCTATATCGTTAGTTGATACACCGGTGATAATATAAGGCACAGTTGAGCCGTCAGGTACATTAGTTGTTGTGAGGGTAAATGTAACAGAACCACCTTCATTTACTGAATTAACATTAGAGACTAATGCATACGTTGGCGGCGAAACTGACGTATCATTGATTGTAACACTCACTGTTTGACTAGCAGCCTCTACCGTTAAGGTCTCAACACCCTCTGTTGTAAGATCTTGTGTAATGTTTATAGTAATGCTCGCAGTATTATTATTAACAACAAAATTACCAGCTAATGATGCACCTCCAATATCAGAGGATGTTACACCTGTAATTATATACAGTATATTAGTACCATTTGAGACATTAGTTGTTGTGAGGGTAAATGTAACAGAGTCCCCTTCATTTACAGAATTAACATTTGAGCTTAGTACGTAAGTCGGTGGCGATAACGACGTATCATTGATTGTAACGCTTGCTGTTTGTCCAGCAGATGTTATAGTCATTGTCTCCGTACCTTCTGTTGTAAGATCTTCAGTAATGTTAAAGGTAACACTAGCTGTACCATTATTAATTGTAAAGTCGCCAGTTAAGCTTGCGCCTCCAATATCTGCAGTAGATACCCCGGTGATAATATATGGGATTATTATTCCATCAGCTACAAGAGTAGTGGTTAAGGTGAAGGTAACAGAGCCCCCTTCATTTATCGATGATACAGAGCTAGTTAATTCGTATGTCGGTAGAATTGGTGCCTCAGTTGTGGTACTAGTAGCTTGAGGGTTGTATCTAGTCATAACTTCCTCATAATTACCAAGTCTTGTTGTAATCTCCGGTGGTGTCTGAGGTGCTGATCGCCTTACCGGAAGAGTAATTTCAAGTGCACCGCTAGTCGATCTCCCACGCCCTACAATTATACCACGTCTCATATAATATTACTTATCATACCTACTCTTTAGCTTTTGATGCCATGCCTTCACATCTTTATCAATATTTGAATTTATATCTCTATAACTGCCAAGATGACCAATGAGAAGATGACAATTCAAGCCGTACGACAAATTTTCACAAAGCGTAATGAGATTAGATGAATCTAACTCAAGATCTGGACGTTTATGAAATGGTTGTTTATGGTGTACTTCGAGTTTTTTAGTCCCATTGCATACAGCGCATGTTGAATGGTTAGAGAGATGTTTCTTCCGTACTGCTGGCCATTGCGGAGAACGGCTTTGTTTTATACTAGCCTTTCCTAGTAAAATATCCTTAACTTTAGTAAGAGCTTGCATATATAGTATTTAAGTGATTTTTAAAAATAATCTTATTATTAATTTTTATAAATGTCTTACCTATGTAAATTTGATTATACCACTTTGCTAAGTCCCAAAACGTGCTAGGTATATCTTCTACCATATTCGTTCTCGAGAGAATAAGCATATCAATTATACCTTCAATGACCGCGTCCTTTGTAATGTAATTCAATGGAAATAGTGTCTTAGGCTGCATGGTGTACACTTTGCGCTGCTGTATAAAGTCTGAAGCATTAGAGCAGAGATCATTATATGATGTGAAAAATTCAGGGTAGTATTCTTTTGGTCTATATATAACGTTATCTAACGTATTAAGACTTTGCTCAAATCCATGGTCGCACGAGCATACAAAATATCTATTATCCTTATCTTCTGTTATTGTCATTAATAAGTTTTGTTTATTAATATTGTTAAGATTGCTATAATCTTTTTTTCTATTATAACAATCTGTAAACCTTCCATGATACCCTTTATCTTTATAATTGATATTATGTTCTCTAATAAACTCATACGCTTTTTTATAGATTTCACCCCTAAACAATAATTCACTTAATATACTGATAATATCGCAGTTATTGATAAAGTTTGGAAGTATGTGGCATGTATGTGTAATTATATTGTGTTTAAGTAACAGATCTTGGGTAACAAGTTCAATATGAAGAAGTTTATTAATACCACGATCAAAAATGGTCTTTTCCGTCTTCAGTACCGGGCTTCCAATAACTAAATCACTTTGCTCTTTTAATACCTTATACTCACAAGACGTTAGAAATGTTATATCTGTACTAGCAAAAATATCATAAAACTCACAGTCACAAAGATGACAAGGTTTCCAATGTACGAAAAACTTACAATTTAATGTCCGTGCAAAAAATATTCCACCTATTAGGTTAATTATTCTATTACCGAGGCCACCCTTAGGACACATAATAATAGCTCTATCGCCCGGTGAAATACTATTAACCATGTCGAAAGTATTTAATAATTTCGCTTATACACGCAACTCCTGAAAGAGAGGCCCCGGCACGAAAGTTTTTAGTCTAAAGCATAAATAATTAGACATGAGAAACAAAGATACGGTTATATTAGAAGGACTATACTCAAAGAAAGTATTAAGCGAAAGAACATATGGAGCTGATTTTAGTGGTGAAGAAGAATCATTTAATACTACAATAGATGGTGCCGAATACGAGGCAGCTTTTGATTGGGAAGCTACCGGTCATCAGGATACCGGTGATTACGATACACCACCCTCTGGTGATATCGATAAGTTAAATATAGCGCTTTATTTCCTTGTAAAATACCTACAGGATGGTAATGTAGAGGTAATACATAATACACTTTCAAATTCTGATTATGAGATAAAGGATTTACGTCGGATAAACCCGGAAGAGTTTAAGAAGTGGAGCAGTATTATAGAGGATCATTTCTACAATAGCCATGATTGGGATAGCGAAGACTGGTCATCTGGTGACTAGCGCATATACACGCCGCCGTAGGCCCGAAAGTTTTTTTTATTAGTAGCTGTCCTTAGCTTTATTTATCCCGTTCTCACGTACATCTTTAACAATGTATTCTTCAGCGCGAG